GTGGGTTTTAACACGCGTTGTGTTTAAACAGTTGTTTAAGTTTTCATGTTTTACGTTTTAACTTTGTTTCTCAGTTTGTTGTCCTCCCGTCCAGTAGCTATTACACCTGCTCAACAAGATGCCGTTAACGTTATTGGTAGCACAATGTTCGAGATTGCTAACAATAATGATACAGTTAACACTATTAATAGTGGGGATTATGGCCTCACTGTCTATGCCTGTGTCCTCTGTGGGTGTCTTATTATACTTATTAGTCTATGCTGGTTATGGTTGTTATCTCGTCTTGCGACTATTGGGGCTTTTGGCCTTTGGAGAAGCATTTATAGTTATGTGCTATATGCTTTCTCTTTACCTGTGCCGAAGTATGATTCAACCCATATTCGCAGAGTTTTTAATAACACACCCGGCGTATTGTCTAAGGGTAATTATGTGGGGCATTCACATCCGACTGCTGCACGTGTTAGGAACAACTCCTCTTCATTTATGAGTTTATTCGCTCTTGTTTTGGGTTATGTACCTTACTATCTCCAGATGTCGCCGTCAGATGTGCGTAACGGCCGTGTTGGTTGTCGAACTTATCATTGGGCTAAGGATCTTGCTTCCCCTCCACAGGTCTTTTCACCAGGAGTCAATGATATGACGTGCATTGTTGACACTGACATGTATTTGGATATGCCATGGTTGCTTGCTAACAACCCTCTGCCTTATGTAATTAGTACATTTACCCCATCCGCTGTTGCCCGTGTTGAATCAGATTATAATTATACTTTTGATAACGATAACAATGTTGTCTATCAAGTGTCTGGTGGAGCTAAATATGTCCATCCTGTGTGGAATTATCAGTCTGACATACTTACTGCCAAGTACTTTGATTGGTTTACCTTGTGTTATCGATATGTTGTTTATAATATTGATAGACGGCAACTAGATGCTGACCATCAGGTCATCCTTATCACCCCAATGAGTTCATTTCGATGTCCGCTTTTTGATATTGGCAAATCGTTAGGTCATAATTATCTTAGTAGGCTAAAAGTTGTCACTAACGTCAATGGTTCACGCTTCTCTAGGTTGCGCATTGTTGACGGTAAAGGCACTTTTGTGTCCACGGGTAGACCTTTGTCGTTTGCTAGTGCCAAAATTCCTATAGAAGATGATGATACGATTGCCGCATCTGCGCGTGTGGCTAATCATCCTCTAACTAATGCTGGCATTAAAATGATGTTAAGTAAGAGTGAAACGGATTATGCGGTTGTGGACCACCAAGTAGCGATAGTTCTAAATGAATATCATTCTGAGAAAGTCAAGTCATAAGAGGACAGCGTGTTTGCTGTTCCTGTATCCTTCAATCGTTATCAGTACAATGCTCAATATTACGACCCTGATGCCAAACCATCCATGATTGAGTTCATGAAGCCTTATGCCATTGGGAGTTGTGCGCCGGACAAGTGTTTAGGTAACGATATTGCTGCTGTGAAGGGTCGAGTGCTTGATATCTGTGAAAAAGGTGATGTTGTTGTCAATCCCCGGGATGTTGGTTTTATGTCAGATTTTGTTAATTATTTGTTTCCACAAGCTCACACTTTTGAACCTTGTAGTTTGGAGGAGGTTAAGGAGCGCCAACCGCGCCCATCTCAACAGTCTATTTACAATAGTGCTACGTCATCTGTTGTAAATTCTAGACATGCTCCACACTCAACCTTTCAGAAATCTGAGGCCTATACTAAGGTCACTGAACCTAGGATAATAACAGAAGATGAGAAACATCATAAAATTCATTATTCTCGATTCACATATCCGTTGTCTGATTACTTCCAAAGATTTAAATGGTATGCGTTTGGTAAGAAACCTGTTGAGATAGCTCAACGTGTCGCTGATTGTTGTGTTCGTGCAAAGCGTACAGCTGTCATGACTGATTTTAGTAGGTATGATGGTAGATGTGGAACTGTCTACCGTCTGCTTGATAAAATGGTTTTCTTACGTGCCTATAAACCTGTGTACCATGAGGAACTAGGAACTTATGCTGATGATTGTGTTAACTTATTGTCTTTTACTGCATTTCGTGTGTGGTTTGAAACTTTGTTAACACAATTGTCTGGAGTCCCAGATACAGCCATGCTCAATACTGTACGTAATGCGTTCACAACTTATCGCACATGTAGGGCATGGGGCTTGTCTCATGAAATGGCCTTAGAACACCTTGGCATTTATGGTGGTGATGATGGCCTGAGCATAGACATGCCTGTTAAAGCCTTTGAGGACTCAGCTAAGGAGTTTAATCAGAAACTTGAATGTGAGGAGGTTGTTAGAGGGAAATTTGGGGTTAATTTTCTCTCTAGGTATTATGGACCTGATGTATGGTTTGGTGCTACTGATAGTTGTTGTGACATACGCCGACAAATCACTAAACTACATCTTACTCATCCATGTGCCAGCAACGTATCACCACTACGTAAGTTCACAGAGAAAATGTTAGGGTATGTTTACAGTGATAAGAACACCCCTATTATTGGGGAAATCCTTAAATGTGCTAGCAAGTTTATTGATTTTCCAGAAAAGTTAGGGTTGGATGGGACACGTGGAATAGCCAATTATGCTGCGAGTTGTTGTGATGAGTTAAGTGATTGTTATCCTAACCAATACGGCACTTGGATGCATGACTTCGCTATTGGACAGATGCCTCATTTCGACTTTAAAGGTATGACTATGTATTTGGAAGTGATTACCAAGGTGGAACAACTTCTTGACGTACCATACTTCTGGGATTCAGCGCTTGAATACACTGCCAAGGGCGGTATTGCTAACCCACCACCTGGAGTCATCGTAAATGGTGAGTTGCCGGCACAACACCCGTTGAAACCCATTGTTGATGCAGCTAAGGCGATTATTGAACCTAAGAAGAAGAATCCTCTCAATAAGAAGCCTAAAGTCGACAAGTCGGATGCTATTTATAAGGGTTGCTGTAAACCATTCCAAAACGGAATGTGCACGTATGGAAATAAGTGCAAATATAAACATGAGTTAGTTAAATTGCCTAATGCTGATGAGCGCAAAGAAAGCTAAGCAATTGCTCGGGGCGATTAGCCCGCCCTGATAATAACGTTTTATTCTGTTTTGTTTATATATATATTTATTTGTTTTCTTTTCTTGTTTGTTTATTATGTCTTCTAATCCTCAGCCTAAAACCAAACCTAAAGCAAAGAGCAAGCGTAAGACCAATAAAATGCCTGTTAATAACTCTATACCTAAGACTAAATCTAACAACATGGGTAGTTATTCCACTGCTGGTGCTAAGGTGGGAAGTACCATTGGTAGATTATTAGGATCTGGTGTAGATGTTATTTCTAAACTCATTGGATGTGGTGATTACTCTTCTAGAAATGCTGCCCTTAATGCCGCGTACAAAAGTGGCGGTTTAGCTGAAGCCTGGAAAGTCCATCGTGAGAATACTTTGGCCATGTCATTAGATGGTGTAGAATTTGGCTCGTCTAAGGACCGGACTTTTGTGTATCATACTGACTATATCGGCACGCTTGCCGGTACAGCTGGTTTTAATAACAATGTCTATCCTTTGAGTATAAATTCTGACACTTTTCCGTGGTTATCAAGTGTTGCTACGAATTTCCAACAGTGGAGGCTAGTGGGTTGTATAGTTGAATACCGTGAGCGATCATCCAATTATGCTGCTGGTTCAGCACTTGGAGAAGTAGTTATTTCAACTGATTATAACCCTTATGACCCTAATCCAACTAGTGTCGTTGCTATGTATAACAACGAATATACGACTGCTGAGAGTCCTGATGTCTCGTTTTTACACGGGATAGAACTGGCTAGTTCCAAAACAACTGAACCTATAAAGTTCACGATTAGACAGTCTAGTTCGCAGGATTTGTCCTTTGTGTCTTATGGTAATGTGAATGTTGCCACAAATGGTAATGCTGGTACTAATGTTATTGGTGAACTGTTTATTCATTTCATGGTTGAATTGATTAAACCGCAACTCACTCCAACTAACAGTATATCAACTTTAATTTATGGCGGACTAACTTACCAACAAACCGGACAGTCTCATATTTCTAATTTCGCTGTTGATCCAAACAATGATCCTAGTATTCTCTGGACCAATGTGGGCTCTATCGGTGAGGACTTCCAAATAACTTTTAATAAAGCTGGTACATACTTTATTACTATTATCACCACCTCATCATCCTACAACTCCTCTTCTTGGGTTATACGTAGCCATGGAGAAGGTGGTTCAGTTGGTGCTTATGGGTTGCTTCCACTCCCATCTGGTGTTTCTGGGGCTGCTAGC